GGGACTTATTGCAGGTTTAAAGGCTGGTGAAAAATATAGCCACAAAAAGGCTTTCCATGCCTTTTTCGAGTATGCGATCGCGGCGATCGTGATTCTGTTCACGGCGGCAGCCGCACGGCTTATAGAGCCGGAAGGGAACTATACGGACTTATTACGATTACTTACAACGTTATTTGCGTTGGTGTATTCTAAAAATATTATCCGTAACTTCAAGAAGATCCAGCCGGATAACGAATTTATCGCGGTACTGGATATGCTGATTAATACTAAATATTTGGACTTTATAAAACATTTGAAAAATGCGAAACTTTACAATCCAGGAGCTAACCGCGTCAGCAACAGCGGCGGCGAAGAAGAAGATCAACAACGATCCGACACCGGAAGCAGCGGAGAATCTGAAACTGTTAGTTGATAACGTGCTAGACCCTCTACGGGACGCGTACGGCAAGCCGATCCGGGTTAATAGCGGATATAGATCGCCCGCCCTAAACGCGGCGGTGAAAGGCTCTAAAACGTCGCAGCACATGAAGGGACAAGCGGCGGACATTACAGCGGGAAGCAAACAGGAGAATAAGAAACTCTTTGAACTGGCACAGGAACTCAATCTGCCATATTGCCAGCTTATCGACGAGAAGAATTTTTCATGGGTGCATATCTCATACGATAAGAACAATGTGAAACGCCAAATACTTCACCTATGAAAATAACGCTTAATAAGATATTGGTGTGTTTAGCGGTCCTCCTAGCCATTTTGTTGTACGCGTCGTATAAGACTATAAAAAGGCAGCATAAAGAGCTAGAACGGCAGGAAAACAACCTCACCGCGCTTAACACCGAGGCCGTAGCGTTCAAGACTACGGCGGGCGATTATGCGGAGAAGGCCCGGCAGCTAAAGCTAGAGAAGGACGAGCTGGAACTATATAACGCCGATCTATATAATAAGGTACGCGAGGCGGGAATAAAGATCAGGGAGCTTAAGAACGCGACGAGGGCCGAGACAGTTACCAAGGTGGACACCGTGGTTAAGACGGAATACCGGGACGGAAACACGGAAAACCGATTTGCGCACTATTTCGACGGGTGGAATGATATACAAGTTGAATCCAAACCGGACACTACTATTATAAAATCTAGCAGTATCGACACGATCGACGTGATCGGATCGGTCAAACAAAAGCGTTTTTTATTCTTCCGGATCGGGAAACCGAAACAAACTATAACCGTATCGAATAAAAACCCAAAATCTAAAATACACGTAGAATTTTCGGCAGAATTCGACAAATAACGCCCTTTCATCTTTCACAAACGCCTTTTCATCTTTTGCACTTGAAAACTTAAAACGCTGATTCTTAATGAGTTGGCGTTTTTGCTTGTGAATGATTAAAATTTGTATCTTTTACACTTAACCTGCTTATTTATAGTACTTTACCATATAATATATATCATTTGTAAAAGATGTAAAGATGATATATAGAGATAAGAATGAAATAGTAATATAATATATAAAATATGTAAATATATGAATTAATATGTGAATGAATTTATAGAAATATTTGATTTTAAACTTTATAGAAAACTATCTCTTACCTTTTACATTCCACCCGTTTTTGCCACTTAACTAACTGATACGCACGCAGTTAAAGGCGTAAAGATCCGCTTAAAAAGGGCTGTTCTTCATTTACACCGTTATCAAACCTTCAAAACCGTTAATCAGAGTTAAATTACTAAAGTTTTTTGGGAAATAGTTTTGTAGTTCAAAATAAAGCTGTACCTTTGTCATATCGAAATGAGAAACCAACTAAATTTGTTGAACTATTCCGATACCGGAGAATCGTTTTAAACATTACTAGATATGGCAGCAATAGACATTTATAAGTTAGAAGCGTTCTTTTACAAGATTATACGGGAGAGGATTACAGCGTGCAAAACGATAGGCGAGGCTACAATGCTATATGGCTATCCGGGCAATTCGAAAATGGTGTTCGAAGATTTGCAACGAGAAGAAGAAGCCGGAAAAAAGTTTAAGTATAAAATCCGGGGCTTTATAATTCCACACGCCAAACGTTACGAAACTATTTTCGAACAGGCCCGGCGCGCCGCTTATTCTGATCACGTACAAACTTATCGAACGTCTGACAAATTGAGTTTTAAATTTAACGAAAAAATGAAATGGAAAAAGTAGAACTTATCACAGTGGCGGAAGCCGCCCGGTTAGCGGAGTGCACCGAAAATGCCATACGCTACCAACTCAACGCCGGAAGGCTCACCCGGTATGAGAATGGAACGGGCAAGATCAGAGTGAACAAAAATGAACTATTAGAAACAATTTTTAATTTTAAGAAAAAATGAAAGTAGTAATCGAATTAATCGGAAATGAGAGTAAAGAATCTTTGTTAGCAACATCTAACTATTTGCGCGAGCTGGCGGGAGAAGCCGTACCAGAAGTAACGGAACATAAAACCGATCTCGACAAGTTGGCGGACGCGGTTGTAGAAGCAACAAAAGCGAAGGACGAAGAGAAGCCCAAGACAGTGGCCGAGATGGTAGAGTCGGAGCGCGCCAAGACCCGCGCTAGACGTGCCACGAAGCCCGCACCAGTAGAAGAACCCACACCGGCAGAAGAGCCAGCACCCGTTGAAGAGCAAGCACCCGTTGAAGAGCCTGCAAAGGTTGAAGAACCCGCAAAGGTTGAAGAACCCGCACCGGCACCCGTGGAAGAGCCTAAAGCGCCTAAATGTGACGCAGCATCCTACACTATCGACGATTGTAAATCGTGGGCTATGAAGGCGCTAAACGCGAAGAAACGTCCGATTGTACAGGAAGCTTTCGAAAGCGTAGGCGCGTCCAGTTTCCCGACGTTGAAGGAAGATATGTTTAACGATTTTGTTGCATACATTTCAAGCCGTCTATAATGGGACATGCAGACAGAGACCACGCGATTCTATCGCCAAGTAGCGCGAAACGATGGATACATTGTACTCCGTCGGCGCTACTAGCGGAAGCCGCAGGCAGCAAGACAAGCGTTTACGCCAAAGAGGGCACATTAGCCCACGAAATAGCCGAACACGCTTTGACCCAATACCTAGAAGGCATATACGATCCGATCATAGACGAGGGTTTGCCGATCCAAGAGGATCATTTCCAAAACCCGCTGTTTAGTATTGACATGGCGAATTACATTCGCGACTATTGCGATTACGTTATCGGTGAAAATTACGAAATGCAGAAGGCAGACGGGTCGAGTAAAATGTTCCTAGAGCGTAAAGTAGACATTACAGACTACGCACCGGATTCGTTCGGATCGGTAGACGTTACGCTTGAGTCAGACAAGACAATACACATTATAGATCTGAAGTACGGCGCAGGCGTTAAGGTGACCGCCGATCACAACGAACAAATGATGTTATACGCTTTGGGAGCTTTGAAGGCAGCAGCGTCGAAGGACATAACGAAAATCAAAATGACGATCGCACAAGTCAGATTAGACCATTTCGACACATTTGAGATGTCAAAGGGTGAGTTACTTGACTGGGCGGAGAAAGTCCTGAAACCAGCCGCAAAAGCAGCAATACAAGGCAAAGGGAAACAAGTTATTGGGAGTTGGTGCGGATTCTGTCCGGTTAAAGCCCAATGCAGGGCGCAACGTGATGCAATTCTCGCAGACTTCGACGAAAAGCCCGATCCTCTTCTATTGTCTGACGAAGAAGTAACCGACCTTATCGGTAAGATCGACACTTACAAAAGCTGGATCGAATCAGTTAATAAGTACGTTTACGATAGAGCGATACAGGGGCATAAATGGGAGGGTTACAAGCTAGTAGCCGGACGGTCAAGCCGAGTTATCACGGACGAAGCAAAGGTACGGCAGGAGTTATTAAACGAGTACCTAGAGGACGAGGTTTTAAACATCAAGCTAAAAGGTATCGGCGATCTCGAAAAACTGTTAGGTAAAAAAGTATTTAGCGCGAGGTTCGGAGACGCAATCGAATCGCGGCCCGGCGCACCTAAATTAGTACCAGAAAGTGCTAAGGGAATAGAATACAGCCCGCTTTGCGACTTCGACATCGAAGGCTAACAGAAGTTAAAAAAAACAATTAAAGAATGCATAAACGGTTTGAAGTTTAAAATAAAGCAATATCTTTGAACCGTGAAACAAATTAAAATCTTAAAAATTATGAGTAGAAAATTGATCTTAAAAAACGTACGTTTCTCTTATGTAAGAGTTTTCGAGGCAGAACAGTATCAAGGTGTGGGTGAATTTCATTACAGTGTAACCTTGTTGATTCCTAAAACGGATACAGCTTTGATTAAGCAAATCAATGACGCGGTTAAGGCAGAAGCACAGGATTATTTTTCAAGGGACCCAAAATTCAAGGGACAAGTACCTGCAAATTTTAAAAGCCCATTACGGGATGGAGATGCGCCGGAGAAAGAAGGACAAGCCGGGTATGAAGGATGTTACTACATCGTGGCGAAGCGCAAGGAGGAACACGGTAAACCGATCGTAATCGACAAGGGTAAACGCCCGATCACAGTGAAAGAGGATATGTATTCCGGCTCTTGGGGCGTGGCTTCCATCTCAATTTACGGTTACAACATGAGCGCCGACAACCGCGGTATAACCTCCGGATTGAACGGAATACAGAAAGTAACCGATGATGATAGACTAGATGGCGGATCAAGCGTCAACGACTTCGACGATTTGAGTGATGAAAACGACGACCCGTTCGGAATGAACGTTCCATTTTAAACAATTATTTCAAGTATAAACAATTAAATTAATTATTAATCAATCTCGTTAAAACAAGTGTAAAATGATTCTCAAAAGCCGTGCCGAGTAGAAGCGGTGCGGCTTTTAACTTTAAAAACCCCTAAAAACATGAAACCAATTTATATAGATTTTGAAACTTATTCAAGCGAGGACATTAAGAGCGGCGGAGCGTACCGGTATACGCAATCGCCGGACTTCGAGATACTCCTTATCGGCTACGCGGTCGGAGACGGCGCGGTTAATATAGTTGATATGACTAAACCGGACGCTTACGATCAATTTACAGATTTCACCAACCTGATACTAGACGAGCAATATATGATCGTGGCGCACAATGCACAGTTTGAACGGTTGTGTTTGATGGCATACGGCATCAATATTCCCGCGGAACGTTTCCTATGTACCGCAACTATGGCGTTATACGCCGGATTCCCGGAGAGCCTGGGAAACCTATCTAAAGCGCTCGATTTGAAAGAAGGCAAGAAGGGTACAGGGCTAGCCCTTATAAAATTCTTCTGCCAACCACAGAAGCCGACCAAAGCGGACCCGGAAGGGTACCAGAATGATCCGAGAGATTACCCGGACAAATGGGAAGAATTTATAGACTACCTTCGTTATGATATTCTTTCGGAGCGCGAAGCCCTGGCACGCCTAGACTATTGCAAGTTCCCGCAATCGGAAATAGACCTGTACAGGCTAGATCAAGACATTAACGACAACGGTATCGCCGTAGACATGGAACTAGCAGAACGGGCGGACGCTCTCAACGAAGAGTTTTGCGAAACTCTTAAGAATCGTATTAAGACGAAGTACGGCATATCTTCTTTAAAGTCCACCATGCAACTAAAGGACTTTGTAATGATCCAAACCGGAAAGTCTTTTGATTCGTTCCGGAAAGAGGACATAGACGCCATTATGCAGGAATGCGACAACGAGCGGGTAGACGAAGTACTAAACGCCCGAAAGATCATAAACAAGACTAGCAACGCCAAATATACCGCGATGCGCAATTGCGTGTGCTTTGACGGACGCGTACACGGTTTGTACCGTTTCTATGGCGCGGGTCGTACTGGACGATGGGCGGGTAGACTAGTCCAGATGCAGAACCTACCGCGTAACTATATACACGACCTTGACGGCGCGCGTGATAACGTTAAACACATGAGTTTGCAGGACTTCGAATTGTTCTGGGGAAATGTACCTGACACGTTATCGCAGCTTATCAGAACAACGTTTGTAGCCCCCAAGGGCACTACATTCCATGTCGCCGACTATTCGGCTATTGAAGCCCGTGTACTGGCGTGCCTGTGCCGTGAAGATTGGCGTATTGAAGCGTTCCGCAACGGAAAAGATATATACGTAGTGTCCGCTAGTATGACGTTCAGTTTGCCCGAGGATCAATGCGGCAAAGGTACTCATTACCGCCAACAGGGTAAAGTAACAGAGCTAGCGCTAGGCTATGCCGGTTGGGTGGGTGCTATGGCTGCGATGGACTACGAGAATGCTATAAACCCGGCGTTGTACAAGGATATTATATTGAGATGGCGCGCGGCTTCTCCACGCATAGTTGAGTTTTGGGAGGCACTAGACAGCCGTGCTAAACTCTGTATTCGTAACAAGAAAGACGTAGAGGTTATCCGGTACGGCGTACACGTTTGTACATTTCAATGGTTTAAAGAAAACAATTCTCTAGCAATTTTATTACCTTCGGGCCGTCGTTTGTTTTACCCGTTTTGCCGGATCGCTACGAAAAGCGTGAATGGACGAGACAGGGAAGTTATAACATACAAGGGTCAAGACCTTACGGGAAAATGGGCGGACCTAGACACATACGGCGGGAAGCTAACCGAAAATATTACGCAGGCAGTAAGCCGCGACCTATTGGCATACGGCATGCAGGAAATTGTAAAGCGTTACCCGGCTGTTAAGATCGTGGGACATATCCACGACGAGACGGTAAACGAAGTGCCTTTAGATGATTTTGGCGAGCCAACCGTATCACTAAATGAGATTTGCGAAGCTATGGCAGTAACACCGAAATGGGCAGACGCTTTCGGTATTCCGTTGAAGGCAGAAGGATTCACTAGTAATTATTATAAGAAAGATTAACATGGAAAAATACACCTTATCACTTGCAGGTTCTTCGGCGTCTCTGAAATGGAAGGCCGTACGCATGACTTGGGAAGCGTTTTTGGAAAGACTAGGAACGCCCGTTATCACTAACGAAACGGTACGCGAGTTCGACAGGCTAGACAAGCCCGCCAAATCGTCATTGAAGGACGTTGGCGGATTCATGGCTGGCGAGCTTTCAGGCGCGCAACGCCTTAAGAAGGCCGTTATGTCCCGTTCAATGATCACGCTAGACGTAGACTTTGGAGACGATCTTTTCCCTTTTGATTTTGCAGATCGCTTTCCGGGCGTGGCGGCAGCTATTTATACCACTAGATCGGACCGTCCCGGATCGCGCCGTTACCGTCTTATCATGCCGTTTAAAGAGGAGGTTACAGACGTTACGATGTACGAAGCCGCGGCGCGCAAAGTAGCCGAGTTGTTAGGTATAGATCTATTTGATAAAACAACATTCCAGCCGGAACGTATGATGTACTGGCAATCTCTTTCCAAAGATCAAACCGGGCTTTTCGAAGTGTTCGAAGGTGAGCCGATCAGCGCCGAGTATCTTATAGGTTTGTACGGAGACAATGAAGAATGGCGCGACGTGCGCAAATGGGCATTCCATTCAGAAGTAGAACGCGATACCCGCGCCATTATTAGTAAAGAGATGGCGAAAGACCCCCGCGATAAAGAGGGTTTGGTAGGCGCGTTTTGCCGCTCGTACACGATACAGGCAGCAATAGACAAGTACCTTTCGGACGTTTACACAGAAGCGGAAAATGGGCGATATACGTACGTTCTTGGATCGGGCGCTGCCGGGCTGGTAGTGTACGACGACGTGCTTTGTTTTTCTCACCATTCAACCGACCCAATAGGCGACGGACATGCATACAACGCTTATGATTTGGTACGTGTGCACAAGTTCGGGCACCTGGGTAAGGAAGACAGTACCCGCGAGATGAACAAGCTAATTTGCGCCGATAAAGAGTGCGTTAAAGATATGGTAGCCGTGGACGATGATCTAGCTGACTTCGAAGAATACACGGACGATGTTAAGAGCGACGCGCAGACCGCCGCCGAACTTGTTTGGGATTTAGATCGCAAAGGTGATAAATTGTGTACCGTTCGCAACTTCGTTAACGCTTTCAAGTGTGATCCGCTATTAAACGATCTGTTAGCATACGACTTGTTTCTTGATACGATTGTGTACACCCGTACGCCGTTCTTCTCGAAGGACATCAAGAAGGGTGATATGTTGGACGATACAGCGGTAGCGATTATCCGTGGACGTATAGAGGATTTGCACGGTATTTATAATGACAGCAAATTAACCGATGCACTTGAAAAGGTTTGCAGCGAAAACGCTTTTCACCCTATCAAAAAATATCTAGAGGCGCAAAGGTGGGACGGCGTGAAACGTATTGATAATTTCTTGGTTGACTACATGGGTGCGAAGCCTAGTATATACGTGTCCGAAGCGTTCCGTAAAATGTTGGTTGCGGCCGTTACTAGAGTTTACGAGCCGGGCCGCAAATTTGATACGGCGCTGGTTATGTATTCAGGACAGGGCGCGGGAAAGTCCACGCTTATACAGGCCCTTTCAAAGGGTTGGTTCAACGACTCATTAACGGACGTGTCCGGGCAAAAAGCATACGAAGCGATACAGCATGCTTGGATCGTGGAGCTAGCCGAGTTGTCAGCCCTTCGCCGTTCGGACGTGGAAGCCACGAAGAACTTTATTAGCAAGCGTGAAGATACATACCGTAGTGCATACGCGCGACGCGTCAAGACACACCGTAGACAATGCGTATTTTTCGGGTCTACTAATGACGATGAGTTTTTGAAGGACAAGACCGGAAACCGCCGTTTCTTCCCGATCGAAGTTTGCGTCAACCCGAACACGCACAAACTTTTTGAAAAGTCTTTTGAGGCAGTGGTAGACCAACTTTGGGCGGAAGCAATGGAGTTGTACATGCTGGGTGAAAGCCTTGTTTTGTCTGACGAAGCCGAAGCGATCGCAAACGAGGGACGCGAAGAATTTACAGAAGAAAGCCCGTTAGTAGGTATTATAGAAAACTACGTAGATAGGCTTTTCCCAGCCGACTATGAGGAGCGCACCGAACAACAACGAGCCGATTTCCTAGCGGGATCATTGGATGAGATCGGAGACACGGTTAAAAACGAGTTCTGTTTAATGGAGCTTTGGGTAGATGCGCTAGGCCGGCGCAAGGAAGATTATACAAGCGCAAAGGGGCGCGAACTGGCAACAGCTATGAGACAGTTAGGCGGATGGTATAAAGGAAAGTTAAAAAGAACCAAATTATACGGCGCACAAGTAATTTATATCCGTAAAGGTAGCGAGGAAAGCAAAAAATTACTATCTTTGTGATACCGAATTAAAACAATACTTTCTTTTCTAATTTTTAAGGTTAATACTTTTAGGGTGGTTTTTCAGTTAAAAAGTCTTTCGTAGTGATACGCGAGACTTTATTTTTGTTAATATACTAAAGTTTTTTGAGAAAAGTTTTGGTGGTATCAAAATAAACCATACCTTTGCCTTCACAATAACCAATTAAAGTATTATAATTATGAAACATTATGAAGTAGTTTACGGAAATGAAATTTATCGATCATGGGTCGGTGTACGGGCAAAGGATGTTAAAGACGCTAGACGCCAAGTAGAAAAGAACTTGAAAAACGGGTTATCAATTATTGAAATCAATGAGATATGAAACAGAATACAGGAGAACTAAGTGAGGCGGATTTAAAAGCCCGCCGCCGCTTTTGGAACAAGAAGGGATTTTTCGGGGAACCCACGAGGAAACAGATCGAAAGCCGGTCTCTTAAAATGCAGAAACTAGTTATCGCGTTGAGAACCTTTTCCCTTGAGGAAGTTAAGAAAATACGCGCTACAAAAGATCCGGGTGAATTTTTCACCGACGATATGTACACAGTGTGGAATGCTAGCGAATCAGATTTTAATCATGCAATATCAGCCTTTAAAATATTTTAGTTATGGATTTAGTAAGGAAAAAAATTGACGAGGAATTCGCTAACAGCGAATACTGGGTAGCAAAGCACATTATATGTGATTTGGAGCTGAAAGCAATTAGAGTTAAGTGCACCGCTGACGAAATTTATAAGGACGGCGAATACTATTGGAGCTTAGATTACATTGTTAACGGTTACGCGGAAACTACCTATAATGAATACGTAGAGTTTATGTATCGGCTAGCTGTAGAAATCGCGAAGCTAACGGAGAAATTTTCGGGAGTTAAAATTAATATTTGGAGGTATTGATATGAAACAGTTTATAGTTTACACGTTTTGGGCAATTCTATTTGTATTATTCATTTTGTTGTGCTGCGAGCCGACAACTAATATTTAAAGCTATGATACAGATACTAAGAGCAGTGATTATAACGACGGACGGCGTTATAGTACAGGATTACAGGGAAGACCAAAATAGGCTAGTTGTGTATGTCGTAACAGACCTAGAAGCGGAACGGAGGTATATCACCGACTATTACACCTCAAAGGGATACACGGTTAAGCGGGTTAATCTAGCTTATGTAACGGAGGAATGATGTATTTAATAATTATTTTAGCGGCGGTACTTATCGTGATCGCCGCGTATTATCCGATTAAACTTATAAAATTTTACAGTATGGAAAGTAAAGAACAAAGCCTGAAAGCCAAAATTACACAGGACCTAAGAGAAGGGAAAGTTTCCCGCAACCTTATTTTGTTGGTGCTGGGAGAAGGTGGCTTGCGTCTAACGCGTAACCAGCTGGACGTTATTTTCGAGTGGATGGTTCAGAATACGAACGCGTGGAGAGTGCACACGTACACGGATGGAAAAACGGTTGTAATGTTTTTGCATTCCCCATTCCACCCGGAAGAGTGGGACAATTATGAGGACTACAAACACGTTATGCGCCAAATGTTCGGAGAGTACGGAGCAGAGGATTTTTTCACATCTCGTACCACGATGAGAGAGATGAGCCTGTTAAAGAAAGAACTAGCCGCCATTGACAACCCTATAAAATTGTATGACTATGTTACGTTTGACTACAACGGGGTGCCTACCCTAGGAATGGTAACAGGTAATGGCGTAAGAGACGGAATTTATTCTGTGAAAATATTATCTGGGGAATTGCGCGGACGACGTGCAACACTTGGAAAAGGGAACAGAATAGCTAAAATAGAACCGGATAAAGCGGTTAAGGAACTAGCCCGGCAAAAGGAGGAGTGGAAGCGCGAGGAAGGCATAGCAGAACGGAGAGAAACGTTTCGAGAGAAGTATGGCGACATTGTACGCGGATCATATTTGAAAAGCGGGATCTCCCTCTATATAGTCGAATCGGTAGACATGGCCGAAGAAAAGGCTACGGCAATTAGACTATTATATTCTTTCATTAAACAACCCGCGGGTGAAAAGTGCATACTTCCCTTAGAAAATGGATTTAAATTAATAACAGCTGAAGAAGCAGCAGAAATTATATTAAAAGAATACAGCAATGAGTAACAAGAAAAAACTAAAGTCGCGCGATGGCGCAACCCGGATCACACCGGACGACGAATTTTGCGGGCTGTACAAGCTGCAAATGTATACTAAGGATACGCTATCGTGGAGCGATTTAGAAGGGTGCACGGAATTGACATGGACGGAAGCAACAACAGCTAGGAAAAACTATGTAGCACTACGCCAAGCGTGCAAAGTGACAAACGGCGCGAGCCTACATATTAATGTACCAACGGATGAAGGCAACGGAAACTAGCGAAAAGGTATTCGAGCGTACTATGTCTAAGTACGTCGAGAGTAAAGGAGGGATGGCAGTTAAACTGCTGTCCCAATTTATTAATGGTTTGCCAGATCGAATGTACTTGTTACCGGGCGGTACGGTTATATTTGTTGAGTTCAAGTCTACGGGCTGCAAGCCTAGACTGATACAGCGCGTTATACTGGACCGGATCGCCGCGCTCGACTTCAATGTACGTGTAGTGTCGAACCCCGACGAGTACAACGATTTGAAGGAATTAATAGACTTTTACGTTAACGGACGTTAACTAAGAACGTTTAATGCAAATCGAAGTTAAGAGTTTACCCTATATTTTGGTAGTCCGATAACTTGTCGTATCTTTGAAATGTCAAAAGGAAATAAACCAATTAAAAATTAAAGATATGTTAGAACTAATAAAAGGATTTGGAGAATTTAATAACTGGAGAGGTTGTATAGGCATTTACTTCACGCAGAAAGATTTAAGACCGCTAAAGAAATTAGGCATAACAACCGAGACTAGCCTAAAGGACGCGTATATTATTTTATCTAAAATATAAGAATAAATCAATTAACCCGGGCGGGTAACACCGCCCACAACACCCAAAAGATATGAAAAAGTTAGAAAAATCAATTTTGAGAGCGATTGGTAGCGGACTAAAGAAGACAAGAGACATAATACCTTACGTAGGTTGCGAATGCGAGTACAGAAAATACTGTGATGCTATTGCGAAACTATTGACAGAAGGGAAAATAGTTTTAGACGAAGACGGATATACATTAAATAAATAATTAACCCGGGCGGGTAACACCGCCCACAACACCCAAAAGATATGAAAGAGAAAATTTTAGAAGCGATGAACGCCGGGATATTTAAAGCTCGCCTATTATTAGAGTACACAGGTTGCACGGACCTAAACGAGTTTTGCGAGGCGATGTTATCCTTGGTAAGGGAGAAAAAGATCAGAAGATCAGAAGTTACAGGATATTACGAAGTTATATAAATCATTTAAAAATTAGAATCATGAAAAAGTTAATCAGTATTTTAGCAGTAGTTTTATTATCAGTTAGCGCAATGGCGCAAGTATCAACCGCAAGCGGGAGCCTAAAGACGCTTAAGTCTTTCCGTCTAGGGACTTGTAAGATTGTAGAAGTCACGAAGGGCGACGCGGTAACGTATCAGATCACCGGACAGCTAGCCGGTACTAGTTCCTTAGAAATGGATATTGATCTAGGCGACGCGGACGCGGCGGTTAAGACATTATTAAGTCTGGCCGAGTACAAGCCATCCAGCAGCAACGAGATAGTACACCTTAACAACCCGGCGGGACATACCGCACGCTTCCCAAAGATGGCGGGTGTGTGGCAGATATTCAGCCCGGGCAATCAGTTCACCGTTAACATCTCACGTAACGAACTTAAGAAGATGGCGGAAGTAATAACCAATAATAAATAAGATAATGGAAGTATATAAAAACAATAGCGGCGAGATCCTGGAAGTATCTAAACTACCTAACGGACGAATAAAATTATCACAGGTGCGGAACGCGGACCGCCGGGAGTCAAAGAGTGTAGGCACTGTCAAGGAACTAAACGCGTTCTTATACAACAATGGCTATCACCTTGCAATGACAGAACGTAGCAAACGTTTTGGCCGTCACTTCACGGAGAACAATTTAAGCGACGAACTGCTGATGATCCTACCTAACTCAGAGCTGGCAGTAGAGCATAACGGGGACATTTTTTCTTGTTGGTTCTTGGCTGACAATGCCGACGGAACGGTAGAGGTATCATGCAACGCACCATTTGCCGCGGTTAACTGGCAAGGGTATAAGGCCGTAACTGTTAGGATTGACGAACTGATTATAATAGAGGGAGATATTTAATTATGGTAGACTTCAACAAGAAACTAAAGGTAGACCGCATCAACCTGTTTTGCGATGTGGTTACGAAGATGGCAAACGGCACGCCCGCAGAGGGCTACGCGATTGGGGACGCTATCAAGCAATTACCCGAGAACCTGCAACAGTATTTAATATCAGAAGTACCGGACAGCATACTACGCAGGGAGTACTCACGCCGGGAACTTCATAAAGGCGAGGGCGCAGTATTCGAGGGAGCCGACACGGTGGCCGAGGTTTACAAGGAAGAAGTGTTTAACGCTAACCGGGCGGAAGCCCTGAAGGACTTGTTAGGGATCAAATCAAAGTTCCCCGATATACTGGACATAATCGGCGAGGTCCTTAAGTGTTTCCCGGAGCGGTACACGCTGGATGATATTTACGATATGTTGTACAAAAAGGATTTAGGGCTATGAGTGAAGGATTCAAAAAATCGGCTTCGTACTCTGATGAGTGGTACACACCAAAATTCATTATAGACAGTTTAGGCAAATTCGATTTAGACCCGTGCGCACCGAGCGTACCTCTATTCAAAACCGCTGAAGTGATGTATAATGAATTCGACGACGGACTATCGCAAAAATGGGAGGGGCGCGTGTGGCTTAACCCGCCTTATTCCCGTCCGCTGATAAACAAGTTTATGCGCCGGATAGCAGAGCACAACCGGGGGACGGCTCTAATCTTCTCAAGGACTGACACGGAACTGTTCCACACGGAAGTGTTCGGCAAGGCAACCGCGGTTAAGTTCTTGAAAGGCAGAATCAAGTTTCTAAGGCCTGACGGTACAGAAGCCGGGACGCCCGGATGCGGTAGCGTGTTAATCGCGTACGGTGAAGATGACGCGAATATATTAGAATGTAATGAACTGGAAGGAAAATTTATAAGGTTATGAAAACAATAAGAGTAGACGGGCGTACATACGCCGCGGTGGAAGTAGAGGAGGATGTAATGTGCAAAGGCTGCATATTTTATACGGTCGGGTGGGACATGAATACCCCGAGGTGCACCGCGGTTAATATCCCCGAGCTTCAGTGCGACGCGGATAATAGGGAGGACGGAAAGAACGTGATATTTAAATTAATGGCTAACAATGTTACAGAGGACTAACTTACACGGTTACCAGCGTACCGCCGTCCAGCACATCAAGGATCACCCCGACGCGGCTCTATTCCTTGATATGGGACTGGGAAAGACAGTGAGCACGCTAACAGCCATAGCCGATCTAATAAACGAGTTCGAGGTAACTAAGGTGTTGATAGTAGCGCCTAAACGCGTCGCGGAAATGACATGGGGCGACGAGATCGAGAACTGGACACACATCTCACATCTACGTTTGTCAGTCATTAAAGGCACGGCGAAGCAACGCGAGATCGCCGCACGGGCAGAAGCAGACGTTTACACGGTGAGCCGGGACAATCTCGTATGGCTTCTGCAAATGTGGGGCGGTTCTAAAGTACCGTACGACATGCTGGTACTGGACGAGTTAAGCAGCTTCAAGAATCACCAATCTAAACGCTTCAAGGCTGCAAAAATTATCCGGCGCAGTGTTAGCCGGGTGGTGGGTCTGACAGGAACGCCCGCGCCGAACGGACTTATTGACCTATGGGCGCAAATGTATTTAGTCGATGGTGGGCAGCGGTTAGGAAAGACGATCACCGATTACCGGGCCAACTACTTCAGACCCGGAGCGCAGAACGGCGGTATAGTGTACGAGTACAAGCCGCTTGCAACAACCGAGGCGGTATTAGGCGAGAAGATAGCCGACATAACTCTATCAATGAAAGCGCTTGACTTCCTGGACATGCCGGAACTTACATACCTCAACAACTACGTAGAGTTATCGCCGAAGGTGAAGAAGCAGTACGATAAGTTTGAGGAGGATCAAGTACTCCAGATTATACAGGAAGAAGAAATCACAGCGTTAAGCGCGGCGGCCCTATCAAACAAGCTCTTACAGTTCGCAGGCGGTGCGATCTACGATGAAGACCGGAAGGTACATACCGTGCATGATGAGAAGTTAGAGACGTTGGTAGAGATGGTAGAGGCCGCGAACGGATCGCCCGTACTGGTTGCTTACAACTTCCAACACGAGAAGGCGCGCATACTGGAAGCCCTGAAGAGTTTTGGCGCGGAAGCCCTTGAAGGCGTGGATAGCGTGCGCCGGTGGAACGAGGGAAAGATACCCGTCCTGGTGACACACCCGGCAAGCGCGGGACATGGCCTCAACATGCAGAAGGGTGGCAACCGGATAATATGGTACGGTACTACCTGGAGCCTGGAACTTTATCAGCAGTTCAATGCGCGGTTATGGAGACAGGGACAAAAGAACAGCGTGTTTGTCCATCACATTATTACGCGGGGTACAATTGACGAGCGGGTTATAGCGGCTCTAAGCGGAAAGGCGGACATGCAAAACGGCTTGATGGATATGGTTAAGGAACTAATTAAAAAATATAGAGTATGAATGTATTGAGTTTATTCGATGGCTTATCATGCGGACAGATAGCCCTTACCAATCTGGGATGCTTCCCGGATAAATACTACGCGTCCGAGGTGGACAAGTTCGCCATACAGCAGACCCACCATGTGTTCCCCGACACGATACATATAGGGGATGTTACACAGGTAGACGTGTCGAAGCTGGATAAGATCGATTTGATCATAGGCGGAAGCCCGTGCCAATCGTTTTCCTTTGCCGGGAAACAGGCGGGGATGGCTACGACGGAAAACATAGAGGTAACCGACCTGGATCAGTATCTCGATCTTAAAATAACGGGATTCGAGTTTACCGGGCAGTCGTACCTGTTTTGGGAATATATGCGGATACTGACGGAAGTACGGAAGTACAACCCGGACGTGAAGTTCCTTCTAGAGAATGTTGTTATGTCGAAGAAATGGGAAGCGGTCCTAACCAAAGCGATCGGAGTTGAACCCGTTAAGATTAACAGCAACCTTGTATCAGCACAGAACCGGAAGCGGTTGTACTGGACGAACATCGCGCAAATCGCGCAGCCGGAAGACGAAGGTATATTCATCCGCGATATTCTCGAGGACAGCGTAGATGGAAAATATTATGTATCAGATAAGGCCCTTGAAGGCATGGTTAACCGCGCTAAGATTAACTCCGAGAAAAGAAGAGGTTTCAGAGCTACGGTGGTTTCCCCCGATGGAAAATCAAACACGTTGTGTGTCAGTCCGGCAGGTTTGGAGTATAATCTTATAGCAGCTGACAGGGGAAGGGACGGAAAATCCATCGGTATCACGGAGGCCTTGCAGAGTGGCATATCATTGAGACGGTTAACGCCCTTGGAGTGCGCGCGCTTGCAGACCGTACCGAGTTGGTACGGGTGGGTAGTGTCGGACACACAGATATACCGGATGTGCGGAAACGGTTGGACGGTTAGAGTTATTGAACATATATTAAAAAATTTATTCGTATGAAAAAGTAAGTTACAAAGTGGGTGATATTGTAGAACTGGCAGACGGTGTACAATACGTGTATCGCGGACAGAATAGGAAACTAAGAAGTTATGTGTATGATCCGGTATTGCCAAACAAGTTATCGATATTCTTCCCCTTGACGGAAGAAGCGTGTGCAAAGTATGGTTATAATATAGGTGCGGTTCCGTTTGCCTGGAAAATGGAAGTAAACGTAAAATTGGTAAAATGAGAAAAGTGAAGCTTATATTTTTCGAGCCGGGGCAGCAGGCCGAGTACGAAGGCGTAACATACATAGCAGAGCTGCAAGCGAAAGGCGGGCTATGTGCCGGGTGCGCATTCAACAAGCGCGGCGAGCCGTGCGAATGTCCTAGGGGCTGGGTATGTGTAGATGTAATAGACAGTAGTAATATAATATTTAAGAAGGTATGAAAATTTTAAAAAGTATTATTGGTTGGTGGAAAGCGTCTAACCGCTGGAAGCATTTCTTTTTCGCGATCCCGATTGGCGCGGTGTGCGGCGCTCCGTTCACTACGGGCGTAGGTTTGGGCATGGAGATAAAGGATCACTTGTACGGAGGTCGGGCTGACTTCGTAGATTTCCATCTAACCGCGGCTGGCGGTGTGATCGGGCACGGCGTTATGCTGGTGGTGGGGCTGGACTATGTGATAGGGTATTTAATCAATTTAATATTTTAAGTTATGGAAAGTATGGAACATTTATTCAGAGAACAAGAGATGAAGGAACAAGAAGTAGCGGGCATCAGAACCGGACGTTTTAAGACCGCACTGTACCGTGCGGAGAAAGCGCAATATAATATGCGCGTCAAGATAGACAGGGCGGAAGCCGAGCGGGTGATGGTTTACGCCGAGCGCGTACCACGTACGGCCAAAGAGATTACGACTATCACGATTTACAGGAAGAGCGAGCCGGAACGCCGGGTGGACTTGTCGAGAATTGAGGCGTTGCGCCTGATCGGTGAACTTAAAGAAGCATTGAAGCTATGATGAAGAATGGTTTGAAAATGCTGGGACAAATGGTCCTGGCAATAGCGGCGGGGATCGCGCTTGGTTGTATATTAGTATGTATCTTAAATAATTTATAGTATGCCGACACCATATATTAAAAAGCAACAGAGACGAGTTTTAGTTATCGAAGAGATGGCACAGTTATATAATTTACACGCGTTTTTCATATTCAACTGGCTTGAAGCGAACGGTGTGAAGTATCTCAAGGTGAAGGGCAAACCGTTTCACATGGTTAACGCGTCGTTGTTCTGTGAGGCCCTTCGGGATATATTATATGCGGCTAGTAAGGTACGGGACGACAGGAACACGAGGGCCGACCCCGAACGTATACCGACAGTAGAGAATATGCTGTACCGTGACAAGGACAAGAAGCGCGTAGGACCGTATGAGAATGACGACATAGAACGCCCGGTCTACCCGAGTAAAGATACGGAGCTAAACCGTAACGGGATAGAGGTTTCAATGTTGTACCGGGTTAATATGTACCGCGATGGCAGTAGGTCGCTAGGCGTTTTAGAGCGTAGGACGCTGACATGGAAAACGATTGAAAGGGCCGCGAGTTGGAAATGTAAAGATATTTTAGACGATTGGAAGGTTATGTATAACTTGGATTGTTAAATGGATTTAACTAAAAAGCGTGTTTTCGTATAAAAACGTTAACACGCTTTTTAGTTAAAAAATTTAACGCGCTTCGCAAAAAACTTTGTGAGAGAAAACTTTTTAGAGAGAATGTTTGAATTTAACAGTATTTTAACTAAAAAGCCTGTTTTCGACAAAAAAGTAGCGAAAACGTCTTTTACATTGCCATTTCATGTTTTACGGCTGACCAGCCCCACAAGACGCAGAACGCACTTTTCAAGTTTTTGATGTAAAAGGTTAAAATTTGTATCTTTTACACCTAAATCGCTTATTTATAGTACTTTATCATATAATATATACTATATGTAAAAGATGTAATGATATATACTAGTTAGTAACTATTAATAAGTAATAATACAGTTAACTATATTATACTATTGTTATTGAATGTTATTGAAATTATGGAAATATTTAAATATATTCTATAGGGAAACTACCTTTTTATCATTTACATCATTTACATCGGGCTGAAACGCCCTGTTCATCGGGGTTTCAGGTGTAAACGATGGTTTTGGTAGGCGTAAAGATGGCAATTTGGGCAGAAAAAACGTATTTTTGTAGAGTTGTAAATAAAAATTATATGGCTACAAAGAAGAAGGAAATTATAGAAACGAAGGAAGCGGTACAGCTGCCGAAAGTCGAGAAGGTTAGGCCGGATTACGCCCACTTGAAAGTGTCTCCCACATACGCGACCACCAAGTATTTGGCTGATTCGTTCAACTACACCAAGTGCTACCAGCTGGCTACGGCGCACTTCGGTCAAACGCCTGTTTGGCAGGAGCCGGAGGAACTGTGGGAAGCCTACGCGATTTACTCGGCGTGGTGCGAGGCTACACCCGTTATAACACAGGAGGCGGTAAAGTCCGGTAACATGGCCGGGACGCTCTACGAAGTGCCGAAGAAGCACCTTCAATCGGAAGGCGAGTTCTGCATGTTCCTAGGGGCGAGCGTCAACTATTTGCGTAACCGCCGCACCACCTACGCCGAGAACCTTAAGGAGTTCGACCTAACGGTATGCGCGGACTTTATAGAGGTGATCGATAGGATACGCGAAGCGATCGCGCAGGACCTCGATCAAGGTGCGACGGTGGGACAGTTCGACGCCAACTACGTTCGTGCGCTACGGGGCATTAAAACGCAAATGGACTACACGTCTAACGGCGAAGCGATCAAAGGCGGTTTGACGGTCAATGTAACCGACCCGAAAGTGCGCGCAAAGGTTAGCTCGATTAAGAACTTTAAAAAGGATCACAAGGAGGACGAGAAGTAATGAATTGCACCTACGTATTTAACAAGATGATAGGGCCGTTTTGCGACCCCTATATAAGAGGTATAGCGAGCAAAGGTGGTACGCGTTCATCTAAGACATGGAGTGTGTTACAGCTCCTCTATTTGGTCGCTAGCGAAAGCACCGAGCCTCTTATGATCTCATGTGTTACCGACACGCTCCCAGCCGTGAAGCGTGGTATGTTCCGTGACTTTCAGAACATGCTGTTAGACGAGGGGGTGTGGGACGACAACGCCCTCAACAAGTCCGACTTGATCTATACGGTGAAGCCGGGAGTGTGCATCGAGTTCTTCGGGTGTGACAACGCGTCAAAGGTTCATGGTCCGGCGCGTGACATCCTGTTCATCAACGAGGCGCAACGTGTGCCCCGCGAGATATTCCGGCAGTTGGACGTTCGTACCACGATCAAAGTGATTATCGACTTTAACCCGGTGCGTCGCTTCTGGGGGGAGACGGACTTCACAGGCGACAAGTACGTAACGATCCACTCCACATACAAGGATAACCCGTATTTGTCGAAGCAGCAGGTAGAAGCTATCGAACGGAACGCCAAGGACGCTAATTGGTGGCGCGTATACGGCGAGGGGCTGACAGGCGGGCTGGAAGGCCTCGTATATCCCCAAATTGAGACGATCGACGCTTTGCCGGAGGATTTATCGGGCGAGGACGTTAAGTTCGTTACAGGGCTTGATTTCGGCTTTCAGAACGACCCGACCGCTATTGTCAAGATCTACATGCGGGGCATGAACTTGTATATCGACGAAGTGTGCTACGAAACTAAGATGCTGAACCGCACGATCGCCGAACGGCTTAAGGACGAAGGACTACACCGTACCATTACGGTATGCGATAACGCGGAGCAGAAGAGCATCATAGAGCTACGCGGGCTAGGATGCAACACGATTCCATGCATCAAGGGAAAAGGATCGATAAGGGCGGGCATCCAGCAGGTGAAGCAGTTCAATTTGTTTGTGACGAAGCGGAGCACTAACGTACTGGACGAGGCGGACAATTACACCTACGTCAAGGACAACCTGACCGACACGTACACCAACGAGCCGATAGACGCTTACAACCATGCATTGGACGCTGTGCGCTACGGTGTTGATTATCTTATACGTAAATACCGCCCGAGATACGCAAATAATGATTAGATTTGCAGCATGAGAGAGGACGACAGGGTACGCATTAAATACGATTACGCCGGGGACACGGGAACGGTTACAGAGACCGACGTGTTAGGCGTGGTCGTGCAATGGGACGGATCGAACGTTGAGGAGTGGTATTATTACGAAGAACTAGAACTGATTGAATATGAGTAAAATAAAGTTTATGGGTGTTGAAGACCTGATACTCCAAGAGCAAACCAACTGGCGGGGAAAGATTAAAAACGTTTTTCGTCGCTTGTGGTGGAAAATTTGTGGGTATTACAACCGCAAACAATTGGAATATATTTGTAACTTGCATCCGAATTACAAGGGCGGCCTAACTTCTGACCAAGCAGCGACATTAAATGCGGTGGCAGGGTACGCGAAGGCCGACCCTTTTATTGTAAAAAACGGGAAGCTCGTGTACCGTATCCCCCGCATCGAGGACGTGACGCTATGGCAGGTTATCGAGGCGAGACGGAGCGAGACGGCAACGGAGAAAGTTACGAAGTGGTGCACGCCTATCGAGCACAAGCCGGCTGAATACGCGCCGGATAACGTCTACCATTTGCTATGCGCTACAAAATATATCAAGGAGCAGATAGAGACGGCGGACGGACTAGAGAAACGCTTGTTCCCTTTCGACGCAGGGAGCGCGCCAGAAGACGATCCGATCAAGGAGGCGAAGAACGTGCTGACGCTCGTACAGGCTACGGCAGAGTTGTTCGCATGTACGTTCGAAGAGGCAAAGCGGATAAACTATCTGGACGCGATGCTGGCATTGTCAAAGCGTCACGAGGAGAACGAGAAACAAAAGGCAGAGATGAAGAAACATTATAAATCATAACGTTATGGGTTTAAAAAAGTATGAGATTATTACAGTAGGGAGCGACAGGAGAGTACGCGCCCTTCGTTCGTGGCAGGTGGGAGACCGTTACGTCAATATTGGCGACATAGGCGGCATCGTGTACGACGAGAAGACATTATCACAGGACGGGCTTTGCTGGCTGTTTAGGGGCAACTTTGGTTTTCCCGGTGCACGCATCGGAGGGGACTCGATCGTTGATGTAGGCGAAGCGGCACTAAGCACCACAGGCACGCCCGCCGTAGACATTCTAGGGTCTAGTGTCGTGGTGGGTAGTAAACTAGTAATTGAGTCGAGACAGACAACAGCGGACGCCGTAGTACTGACGGCGGCTGACTTCGAGCAGGGGCTTCTTACTTTCGCGGCGGGCATCAACTGGGAAACCTGGAAGTCCATCAGCGTTAATCACATAAGATCTAAAGCCCCTATTTTCATGGGCGGCGCATCGGTAACACTTAAGTTATCCGTACCGGGGTACTCGGTTCAGGCTTATGTTCTAGATCGTGACGGCAACGGCATAACGGCTACGGCATCAACCGATACGGGGGTAGGCGTGACGCTAGCCATTCCGGCGGGACAGTATTTTGTGCTAATAATGACGAAAAAACCAGTAGGTCCGACAGTCCCGGCAGACGCGACAGCCGCTAAAATCACATTTACGGGTACCTATGAAACTAAGCTTTCAATCATCGATTCACGTGTGGAGATCAACCCGGCGACTAGTACAGGGACACTTACATTGCGGCCCGGAGGATTTTATACAATGGCACCCGGCGCGAAGTACCCGGAAGCGATCATTAGAAACTCTAAAGTGTCTATAATTGCTCCGGCGAGTAGGATGTTAAGGTTTCTCGGTCAGATTATCGGATCGACTGCAACGCTAGACGCCACGGCGAGCGAGCTTGTGATAGCCGGGTCATACAACAATATCAAGAACCTAACTGCTTCAGGCGTATTGATCTCTCTCGTAGCCGTAAGCGCGTATGGCATTATACGGGCTTACGACTGCGATAACTTCGCCGTATCGCCTACAATCTTCCCAGGACTGGCAGCAGCGCAAACCGCTAACATGCCATTTATCTTCCAAGGTTGTAACGTTCCGAACGGTAAGTTCTACCATCACGCACAAATAGCCAACACTTACAAGAACATTGATTTCGCGAAGGCTAGTGTAGATTTGGGTAAAACGCTTGTGGGTGCCCGTGAGTTTGCTAGTTCAGAAGTTGAGGGCTTGTATCGCCTAGTTACACCCGCTTCGGGCTTGATCGGTTGTTTGGTTGAGAGTTTTGCAAGCGTGGAGAAGCTAGCCTTCGATAATTTCGCAACCGCGTACAACACGATAATCTATAAGGACGCTTATCTCAACGGTCTGTTTGCCATAGCAGGTACTAATGTGTTTGGTAACAAAGTACGTAGCCATCCATTGGCACGGGTTCTGAACGTTGCACCTAGAGCGGTTAACGGGATATTTAACGCTACGAGCGTAGGGGGGAAGATCACAGGCGTAGTTAATAGCGCCACATTGGTTTGTATTCCTACACCTTTCCGTGTTAACGGTGCTAAAGGGTTGACTATTAGTAATTTGCCAACGGGGATTGGAGCCGCTATATTCCTAACGGATGCTAATGATGTTATAACAAGGGTTCAAGCCTCCGCGGCAGCCGATACCAATTTGGAGGCGGCAGGTTTGGCTGACACAAAAGCGTATATCCGTTTCAAAAAATCAAATAATGACCCGATCACACCCGCAGACCTTGCAGGCGTAACCGTAACGGTGTACAACGGTTGTAAGATCGTGAACACAGGCGCAACAGCGGTTAACATGAAAGGCGCTATCCGCGTAGAGGATAACGCTACGCTCGTCAACGCTGCTGTAGTTGGAACGGGCTACTTCGGCGGTAATTCCGTGGTAAGTTACACCCCGGCAGTTTGGGCGGCCCTTGAATGTACCGGGTCGGCGTTCATGAAGGACAACGCGGTATTCGCGCCAACATCATTGGCCGGCGCGTGTGCGCTTGTTCACATGCAGGACAACGCAAAGTTTATCGGATCGGGTGCTAGAGTTAGTACAGAACTTTCGTTCATCATGAGGGACAACGCTATTATCGAGGGGGTCTCTAATACACGGTCGGCTGTGGTTATGTCCGGTAATGCTAAAGTAACGTCTACGGGGGCTATCTCAGCCAATAGTCGCGGCGTGCTCACAATGAAGGACAACGCTAGTATCGAGGCGGCCACAACCGTTATCGGGGCTATTACACTAGCGGGTAATTACAAGGGTAACGTAGTAAAAACGTGGACGGGTAAACGGACTATTACAGACGTAAACGCGCCGGAGTACGACAACAACGTAAAAACTCAATATGAACATGAACATGACTTTTAAAGGGATACTAGATCAGGTTGGAACATGGGGGGCGCAACACGCGCTTCCCGTATTCTTCGGAGATGAATCTACACGTAATCGACTGGCAAACGATATAACGGGTGATTTTATCTTTGTTGATGTGCCCGGAGGAAGGCAGGACTATAACGACTACGCCGCCGAGGCGTTCTCAATCACCGTGCTTATACAGGTGCTGGGGACTTCGCACTACGAACGCGACGATATGTCCGAGATCGACGTACTGGATAGGACGTTTACAGTCATAACCGACATAGCGAAGAAGGCGGTTTGCCTCTACGAGTCCGAAGGCGCAGCGGTGGTTAAACGTCAAAACATTTACGACAGTCCCAAATCAGGCTGGGAGATAACTCTTAATCTATCTGAATAATGGCAAGAAACGCGATGTTGGAAATAGAGGTACTACTAACCAAGCTACGGGACGACATAGAAGCCTCGTACAAGGCTAAAGGGCTGATGGCATCTGGTAACTTTGCCAAGGAGCTAAAATTAGTAGTAAACGGCAATAACGCCAAAATCACGGCGCCTCGTTATGTAGGCGCGATGGAAGGCGGACGCATTGCGGGAAAACGTCCGCCGTTGTGGATCATACGTAAATGGATCGAGGACAAGAACAAGCAAGGCGCGAACATACCGCTAACCGCCGCATACCCGATCGCAAAAGCTATTGGCGAGTTCGGGATCAAAGTACCGAACAGCCACAACCCCGGCGGCGTAGTATCGGACGTACTCAACCCGGCAAGGGTCTTGAAGTTACAAAACGAGATAGTAACTATAATTAAATATGCTATTATTGACACTTTAAACATTAAATAGATGAATATATACATACCGATAGCAGATGTAACACTAACCGACGGGCAAACCTATGACGGGCAGCTACCCGTGTGGGCTACACGCCCGCTAATGGTGAAGGTGACAACGGGCACAAACGAGCCTGTTAATATTGCTGTGAGGAACGGCGGATCGTCGGTTAAAACAGAAACTTTGCCGTACCAACAAAACGGGATGGACGTTGACCTATCTTTTGCCGCTCCATTACTTAAGCGCGCCGACCGTAACAAGTCGCAGGGTACACCTTGGTTTATGCAACAGGAGTTAGCGTTCTGGACATCCAACTCGGGAAGCCCTATAATTATTCCCGTATTCCACTGCGATCTTACGTACTGGGACACGCTAGGAGTAGATGCCGCTCTTCCCCAACCGGCCAAGCCGCGCATACCGGGGCAGACGTTAGACATATTCTTCCCCTACGTTATACACCCGTCTGACGCGTTTTACCTTGAGGTTGAACCCGTGGCAGGCGCGCCTAGTTCGGCGATACTCCCTACTACCTATGTACTGGGAAACACTATCGATATAACGTACATAAAGAAGTTGACAATTAAAAACATTTGGGGTAACGGGCTGGACCAAGTGATTAACTATGAAGACCGCCTAATGTCTGACGCTGTTTATGATACCGGGCTTCAATGCGCTTTGCGCGCTAGATGGAACATGCGCAATGGTCAATGGTTTTGGGCTGCATTTAAGGATTACTTTTGGTCTAATAAGTTCACCCCTATCCGAGGCCGTGGAGGCGTAACAGAGCAGGCCGAGATCACTATAAACCTAGAGTACGGCGAAGAGTATTATAACGTGTACCAAGAGTTGTTAGTTTCTTCAAATGTCGTGTTCGAGTTGAACATACCGGGTATAAATCAATATCAATCGAAACGCTTTAGGGCCGAGGTCGTAGGCGACACAGGTGCGCGCTGGTCCAACAGTACTAAGACGTACAGACAGCAAGTAAGGTTCAAGACAACGGAGTTACAAGACAATTACATGTTTCCACTTTCACCGGACCAACCGCCTACACCGTCGATCGTGTTTACAGCACAGTTTAACCCGTGGACGATCGGCCCGGCGTATGCGGAGGGGCTTACTAACAGCATATATAGTAACGCGGCATGGGAGGTGCAGAGCACACCGACGTGGATGTCAGTGGATAGTCCCACGGGGAACGCGGGTACTTCTAATCTCACCGCGACGGTAGCCGCCAACACTGGCGAGGCTAGAACGGGTGGCATAGTCCTGAAAAGTAAAGCGGGGTCTACTACGTATAATATAGCCGTTGCACAAGCCGGGGTTTCGGGTAACGTATCGGTTGATACCCCGACGATCGCAGCGGGGTACGTTAATTTACCTGTTTCCGTTAATGTAACTTCGCTTGGCGCGTGGTCTGTGTCGCAGCGGGATGCGTGGATCACTCCGAGCGTTACAACGGGCCCGAACGGAACAACCGCCGTAACGTTAACGATCGCAGACAACACGAGTAACGACGCGCGTACCGGAACAATAACGTTCCGCGACGGCCAAACCAATGATATAGCAGTAGTTACAGTTAACCAAGGTGGCCTACCGCAAACTATCCTTCTTGGTCCTCTCAGGATCACCGGACCTAAAGCCGGGGGAAATGTAACCAAAGAGGTCATAGTAATAAGCCAGCATATTTGGGTGATGGGTAGTGCGCCTAGCTGGGTAGCAACTAGCCCCGCAGCAGGCACAGCCGGACAGGGAACGGTAAACGTAACGTACGACACGCCGAACAATACGGGCGTAAAACGCGGCGGGTATTTGAGACTTGAGAATACGACTACGCACGAGATCGCAATTTGTTTAATTGAACAGGAGGGATAAGAATGAAAATAGTATCATTAAGAATTAACGGTTACGACATAGACGGACTGGATAACGCAACGGTCAAAATCACATTAAACAATATTTCCCCGGTTACTATGACCGGGGATAGTGTAGCGTTCAGTGCTACGGTAAAAGTTCCTAGAACGCCCAACAATGACCGGACGTTCATAGGGCTAAACAAAGGTTTGCTTAACTGTGAGTATTACGTAGCCGAGGTATTAATAGCGTCTATCCCGTTCAAGTATTACGCTTATGTGTCCGACGAGCCTACGCAGTTCTATGCCAAGGTATCAGCGTCTCAAACGGAGTACACTGTCAACTTGATCGAGAGTACGGACAAATGGTCTGACGTGAGCAAACAAATTTCTTCGCCCTATGTGCATGCCGTTGTCCGGGACACTGAAAACTCACAGTATTTGGCGGCGGTGGATTTGTCGCGAATTGTGAGAACAGATTTTAAATTCCCACAAATGGTATTCCCTAACATTCAACCGTATTATGCTGACGGGACTAGACCCGTAGATTACGATTCGTTACAGGCGCACCTGATTTGTTCACGTGGTGCTTTATCGTGGGATTCTGATGTAGCGGCAGGTTCTACAAGCCTTATACCCCGAAACTCGACTAAAGGACGGGGCGGGTACATGTATCCGGGGACGGCGCAATATGTATTTGACAATACTAGTATGTACCTGAACGCCTCTTATTTTGGCACACGGTCCGGGGGGCTCCCGGCGGGCCTTAAAGTAAAACCTTCACAAGAGGAAAGGTTCGCTACATTCTTGATCGAATACACAGGGGATTCTATCCCCGCAACAAAACCGGATATAAATTTAGTAGGTAACTCTTCGGGGGAACGCTTTAATTTTTTCGCGGGGGTTTACAAAGGACAAGTATCTGAAAGGGTGTGGGTTTATTCTATGAAGTTTGATTCAGCAGCGGGCGGGAATTTATTCCCTAAAGCCGACAGTCATTTATTAATATCCGCCACGATAAACGGCGCGACACGGACGGACTTTTTCAAAATACCTAACGGGTACTCACCGGGTGAGTGCATACGATTCAAAGGGGAAGCCAAACCGGAAAGCGCTTTAAGCCCTGCGGTCAAGACCGTTAACGACGTACCAATAGGATTCTCGTACACGGACGTAAAAAACATAGTGGATGACATGTGCACGGCATGGCACTGGCGTAAAATCTACCGCAACGGTACGTTACGCGTAGAGCCAATAGTAGACGCCGATCTCCGGGACGGTACATCGACGGCATGGGCACATATACACGATTGGAGCAACAAACTACTAAGCGTTGAAACCGTAGACGTTCCCGACGAGTTCGCGGATCAGTATATTTGCACCCTGGACGCTACGCAATTCAGTTACGCCAACGGTGCGGGAACGGTAACACCTGTTAAGGAGGCGTACAAGTCGGCTATTAAATTCCCATACAGCAAATATCTGTTTCCAAAAGTAGGGCTTACGGCAGCTTTCAGCAAGACGGGATACAATCAACAGTATATCCATGTGAACGATATTTATTACCCGTATATAAACCGACATTTTAAGATGTTCCGGTCCCGTGTGCAGGTTAAAATCAAAGCGCAACTAGAATATGCGGACGTTGAAAACCTACGATTGGGGGATGCTTACTATTTTTCGCAGCTGAATAGTTGTTTCTACATTAAATCTTTAGGCGAGTATGACGTAGCAACCGGGAATTGTAAGCTATCTTTGTACAAAATGGATTTAAAGTAAATTAATATGGCGGATCAAGTAACACTATTAGACCTTAATTTCGGCACGTCTGAAGCCGAAAAGGGGCTAGACGCGTTAATAGCTAAGAGTATGGCCCTTGCAAAGACTAAAAAGGATTTGCAAGCGGCATACGCTTCTGAAAAGAAGGAGCTGGACGCGCTAAATCAGAACTACGCGGACGGCCTTGTGCAACAGGACAAGTACGACGCGACGGTTAAGAAGCTGAATAAGTCTCTTATTGAGACGCAAAAGGCGATACTGGACAATACCGAGGCGAACAAACAGAATAACGCCGAGATCAAGTCTACAAAAACGCTCCTAGACAATGAAGCCACGAGCGTCAACGCCTTGCGTGCACAGTTGGCACAGAACACCACGGAGCTGAACAAGATGAGCGAGGCGCAACGGACTACCAGCAAAGAAGGGCAAGACCTAACCGAGCAGACTAAAGCGTTATCGGACAAGCTTAAGGAGCTGGAAAAGTCGGTAGGCGACAACCGCCGTAATGTCGGTAATTACGCGGAGAGCGTTAAGGACGGCATACTTCAAACACAGGGGCTGACAGGTGGCACGGGTGCGCTGGTAGGGCAGATGAAAAGCGGTATTGCCGGGGTGCAGGCGTTCAACGCAGCGTTAAAGGCCAACCCGATCATTTTTGTTGTGTCGCTTGTCTTAACGCTTATCGGCATCATCGAGAAACTGATGAAACGCAACAGCGAGTTAGCGACTAGCCTGCAAGCGGCGTTCGCTCCGTTTAAGGTGATTTTCGGGCGTTTGCTGGACTGGATAACCGGATTGTTTGAAGGCGTGGCGTTCGTGCTTGAGAACATTGCTAAAAGCGTTACATGGCTCTTGGATAAGTTAGGGCTTATCAGTGAAGAGACGAAGAGAGCCGCGGCGGAAGGCGCGAAGCTAGCGGCGCAAACGCAGAAGATTTATCAGGCCGAAACGGCGGCACTTGTTCCGATGGCACAGATGCGGCGCGAGATGGAAGAGCTTAAGACCCTTGCGGCCGACCAAAACAAATCAGCGGCGGAACGTACCAAGTTATTGGAACAAGCCAGGGAAAAGTTGCATGCCATCCGTGATATGGAGTTGTCCGTACTGGATGCTAAGTACAAGCAGATCAAAGCCGAGAACCAATTAGGATATACAAGCGACGAGGACGCACGGAAAGAACAGGAAGCCCTTGCAGCGCTGGAAGCAGCGCGCGCCCAATACGCTACGCAGGAGAAAGAAATGGCGGGGCAGGTGTCCGGCTTCATCAAACAGGAGCGTGACAAGCAGGCACAAGCGGCACAAGCGGCAGCGGCGAGGTCAGCGAAGGCAGCGGAAGACGCGGCGAAAAGGGAAGCAGAAGCGCAGAAGAAGGCGCAGGACGCTATCAAGGCGGCGCAGGATGCACAGCTCAAAAAATATTCGGAAGCGGTCACAGCCATGCAGCTAGATATAGCACAGCGCGAAATAGAAGGGGCTAAAATATCATTGCAAGAACTGCAAGCGGTGAACGATCAGAAGATCGAGATTGAGACGTACAGACGGGCGCAGGGTCTGATCGGAGAACAAGAATATATTAACAACGTCCGCCAACTCGAACTAGAATACGCCGCAGAAGTCAAGGCCCGGAAGGACGAGGAAGACCAAAAGGAAAGAGACCGTCAAGCCCTCAACCTGGAGAACGACCGCGCGCTAGCTGATATGAAAATGAACAACGATCTTGAAAGTCAGTTAGCCCGGTTAGACGCGCAGAAGGCCCTAGAGATTGCTAACGCGGAAGCCATCGGAGCGGAAACAACCGCCATAGAGGAGAAGTACGCGATCATGAAGGAAGAGCGGGAGAGGGAACTCCAAAACGCAAAATTAGCGATGGCAGCGAGTACGGCAGGGCAGTTATCTGAATTGTTAGGCCAAGAGAGCGCAGCGGGGAAAGCATTTGCCACGGCGCAGGCTCTTATCAACACGTATTTAGGTGCGTCTAAAGCACTGTCGCAGCTGGGAGCTTGGGGAATACCACAGGCGGCTATGATTATTGCTTTTGGTATGAAACAGGTTATGAGCATCAACAAAACCAAAGAGCCGGACACCAAGATCAAAACGAACGTTAAGAAGTTTGCTAAGGGCGGGCAAATATACGGAGCTAGCCATGCGGCTGGGGGCGTAACGTTCACCGGATCAAACGGTCAACAGTTCGAAGCCGAGGGCGGCGAGAATATGTACATTCTCAATCGTAAAGCGTCCGGCGCGATCAATGCTTTATCAGCTCTTAACATGGAGTACGGCGGGCGTTCGTTCGGTTCGTCCGGTGTGTATCGGTACGCCAACGGTGGGAAGATCGACGTAGGCAGCGGTGCGAGCATGCAGTTACCTAGTAATTTTAGCCTATCAAATGACAGCTTGCGAAAATTAGCGGCGATCATGTACGATTCGGTGGCTAGCGTTCCCGCTCCGCAGGTGGCAGTTACCGATATAGATGAGGGTCAACAACAATATAACAGTGTACAAGTGGCGGCTAGCCTATAAATCGTAGGTAAAGCCGCGGCTTCGTGCCATTAAATAATATATCTTTGTACCAATAATACAGTAATATATGAAAATATTTAAAAAGTTACGCATTATAGAAGCCGGGGAAACCGCAAACTACTATGAAGAAGGGGGAAAGGCTTATAAATTAGTCATCTCTGCTAGTGCTTTCCCGTCTCTAGTGGCTTTAGGTAATTCCCGGCCTATTCATGCACGCCGCACTCATAACGGCGCGGACTTGCTGGACGGGTATATAGGGCATTTTGCCAACTTCACACACGACGAAAACGCCGTTTATGCTGATCTGGTTATGTCGGAAGCCTTAGAAAGCGCGTATCCTAGCGAATATAATTTTATGGTTGCCATGATCGAGAAAGAGCCGGAACTACTAGGCGTATCGGTGAATCAGTCTGACGTTAAACAGTTGGACGAAGAAGCGCAAACCGCAACCGTAACAGAAGTAAGAGAGTTATTTAGTGCCGATTTGGTGGGACTTCCCGCGGCTACTAGTTCTTTATTTAATAACAATTTAAACAAATTATCAATGAGTAAATTTTGGACAAATTTAGCTAAGCTGGTTAAGTCTACTAAGCTAGCTAGGGAAACCGTCACAACCAAAGAAGGAAAGGAGCTTGTTATTATCGCTCAAGGCGAACAAGCTGCATTGGGTGACGAAGTACAGGACGCCGAAGGCAAACCCGTAGAAGATGGTGATTATTACATTTCTATCGGCGAAGGCGAGGACATGATTATATCAGTCGTAGCCGGGAAGATTTCCGATGTTAAAGAGGTTGAAAGCGAAGCTAAACGCGAAGAAGAGGGACAAGAAGAACTTGCAGAAGACATCGAAGATGACAAGGAAGACGAGGACAAAAAGAAAACAGCTACACCGGAAGAGCTCTCAGCGATCCGCAGAGAAGTTACCGAGTTGAAGAAAACCGTAACTGAACTCAAAACGCAGTTAAGCAAACGTACAGGCGCACCGGCAGCGGCTAAAACAGAGGTCAAAACAGAAACTAAGACCGAAACTAAGTTGAGCCGTGAAGCCGTTCAGAAGGCAGCGGATGAACAGCGTAAAAAATTTAAATATTAATCTACTAAAACATTAAAATTATGGCATTTACATTTAGCGATTTAAACAAATTGAATATCGACAGCCTGGCCGATGTTATTTCTTTGACACTTGGGCTGGAGGGCGAATTGTCCAACGGCGTAACCGTATTGGCGGGTATTGAAAAGGGTAAACCTATCTTGACTTTCACCGCAACAGACAAAGCGGTAAGACGTTCCGCGGGTTGCGACAGCGAATACAAGTATAGTTCTCTTAACGATAAGGTTAAATATTACGATCATGCACAGATTGAGTTGCCTATCGTGGTTTGTCTGCAAGACTTGTGGGGCAAAATGGTTGCAAAAGGCGTTCACCTTTCGGCTGATTTCGACCAAACACAGTTGGCAGCGTTCATGCAGAACGAAATTCTGAAAGTATTGGAAGCCGACATGTTACGTCTCGTATGGTTGGACGGTTTGAAAACAAATGATACGGCAGGTGTATACACGGTGTTTAAAAACGGTGGTATCATCAAGCAGATGCAGGATTCAACCGAAACTATTAAGGCTCTTGTTCCTTCCGGAGCTGGTGCTAATGTTTTGGAGTGTCTGAAATGGTGTATCGACAACCAGCGCGCCGATCAACTGGACGATTCAGAATTCTATGTAACTAGCAACATTATGCGTGCTTACAAGGACTTAGTTGAAGCTAAGGACAACCATTTGGCACAAGCTAACATGGAGAACGGCAAACCGGCGTACTACTTCGAAGGCTACAAGGTGAACGAGTTGAGACACGTATCTAACAGCGCTAAGGGCGACGCTTTGACAGTTCAGTCTTTCATTGCTTTCTCTCCGAAAACTAACATTCAGTTGGCTCTTGAAGATGCAAGTTTGACTATTGATCCGTTCATCCGTGACGCTAAAGACCGTAAGTATTACAGTACAACCGTGTTTGCGGCTGATGCTATGCTTGCAGTTCCTGAATACTTGAAATTGTGCACCGCAGAAAGTGTTTAACAACTAAAACAGTAATAAATGGCTTGTATAAAGACATTAAATAAAGCAATTACCTACGCATGCCGACCCGGTAGCGTAGGTATCGCTGAAATGTATCTTATTAACTTTGATGATGTAACAACGTCAACCGTAGACGCCAGTAATCAAATTACCGCGTTGTCGCTTAAATCGGGGGCAAAAACTATTCCGGTTGAGGCGTACAAAAATGGTGCGAAGTTGACGGAAGCCTTGAAGTTATCAGACGTTTCAGCAGGTTTGGATCAGTCTATCATGTTTACCTTATATGATAAGACTACAGCGAACGCTAACCTAATTATAGCAGCTCTTTTATCCGGGCGTTTCATGGCAGCCGTGAAGCTAAACGATATTAATGCCGCGCCTTTATTGGTTGGTTACAAATGTGGGCTTGAAATTTCACAAGCTGATACGGATTCTAACGCGGCGGGCGGTTTTACTACAATAACGATTAAAACGCCGGACGATGCTAGAGGAGAAAATAGGATATCAATCGCGGGCGCAGCGTGGACGGCAATTGCAGCCGCAAAACTTGTATAATATGGGATGCTTAAATAAATTAAATAAAGCGATCTTAGTTGATTGCGACGGAGGGGCAACAGGCGTAGCCGAGATGCTTCTTATCAACTTTGCCGATATTGCGTCGAAGAGCGTAGCGAATGGCCTTGCCACTATAACGCTAGCCGCTGGCGCTAAGGCCGTGTTGGTTGAGAGTAACAAGAAGGGCGTAAACGCTACGGAAGAGATCAAGCAGAACGACAATGCGCCAACAGCGTTAACGCAGGCAGTTACGTTCACACTGTATCAGGGTAACGCAAACGGAACTCTGATTGTGAATCAGATTTTAAACGGTACATTTTTAGCGCTGGTTAAGTCTAAATCCGGGAGACACCGCGTATACGGGTATAATTACGGTTTGAGCGCTACTGCTATTTCGGAGGACTTGAACGCAAACGGCGGTTTTACTACTATCACGTTATCGACATCAGAAAACGTTATCGGCGAGGCGCGTTTAAGCTTTGCGGATGCTAGTTATAACACATTGAGAGCCGCGGCGATCGTAACAGAATCATAAAGGAGGATATTATATGGCATGTATAAAAAAATTAACATCTGATATTACGTATGATTGCGCAAATCTTGGGGCGTTAGGTGGCATTGGGGAGATAGATGAAGCGATTATTATCAATTCATCGGATATATCCAGTATAGCGGAAGCGAACGGAGCTGGGACAATAACTATGTTAACGGGAGCAAAGGGTTACATTGTAAATTCTGTTAATAATTCCGTTATGTACCAAGATGCTATCAAAGTGAATGATACAACGCCGCCGGGCGAAGATCAGAGCGTTATCATAAAAGTACTGGCAGGGCCGGGGGCATCGGCGTCTCCAACTGGGTATCGTAATCGAGTTGCGGAACTATTGGGCGGAAATTTCCGGGTAGCCCTTAGATCTAAAACAGGCGGTTACTATTTGGCAGGTGCGTTTTGCGGTTTGGAAGCTTCGGACCTCGCAACCGATTCTAGCACGGGGGGTATTACAACGGTGACACTTAAAACGCCGGAAGCGTCAACGGGTGATAAACTTGTAACACTCACCAAAGAGGCGTACGACGGTCTGAAGATACCGAAAGTTTAATAAATTAAAAACAGTTTAAAAGATGGAAAAAATTACAGATATAGGGCAGATCGTTTCATTGTGTCAAACAATGACTAACCTAAAATTGGATATTACATGCGGGGCGGATCGCCTGTTTGCGCAACGGTGGTATGAAGAACGTTATTTAACTGGTGTACACACCCGCTACGTAATGAAGCCGGGACTGTTCATCAACTCGATCGAAGACGGAAGAGTGTACCGCGCTTTCAACACAAGTGACGAGAAGGCCGTGGAGTTCATGGAAGCCGCCGAGGAATACAAGGACTATTTTATAGACCTGCAAGCAGAACCGGAAGCGCCCGTAGAAGGTGAACCGGAAGCCCCGGCAGAAGAACCGGAAGCCCCGGCAGAAGAACCGGAACTATCGGAGGAAGAGATCGCCGCGGCTAAACGCAGCGAAGCGGCTAAAAAGGCAGCGGCTACTAGAGCAGCTAAAAAAGCAGAAGCGGAAGCAGAAGCCGCCGAGGGTCTTAAGGAGTTCGAAGAATAATATATAAAAAGGTAAATCAATGATCGCAGCAAAGAAAATAGAGTTAATAGTACGTAGGGCACTGAATTTAGTGCCCCGTACTTCTGAAGGGGTGGTTAGCTATGATGTAGACAACTTGTACCCGCAACGTATCGCAAACCTTATCGACGCTAGCAAAACCGCTACGGCGTGTTGTGACAAAGCGAAGGAAAACATCATTTGCGAAGGCTTTGTTAACGAAGAATTTGCAGCGAGAACCAACGAGCACGGCCAAGATATGAACGACGTTTTAGAGTTCGTAGCAGACGAGGTACCAAGATATAGAGGTTACGCGTTAATAGTACAATACGGCGGCGATGGTCGCCCTTTGTACTGTTATCCTGTGCCGTTCGGTTACGTTCGTGCCGTTCTTAACGAGGACTACAAACGGGATTCGATCGTACGGAAATGGCGTGTATTCGATAACTGGGAGCGCGAGATGCTTAAGGATACGAACGTTAAAACCGGCGTGGTTTATCCGAACTTCAACCCGAAAAACTTTTGGAAGGAATGCGAAGAGTACGGGGGTATTGAAAACCATCCGGGACAACTCTATTACGCTAACTTCTCAAACCGTCGCCCCTATCCTATCAGCCCGTTTCACGCGGTACAGCCCGAAATGGGAGCGGAACACGGGAACGCCTTGTATGTTGAGAACGTTTTAGCGCGCGGATTCCACGCCTGTAGCGTAGTTTCTCACGGAATGTTCCAGAGCGATCAGGAGCAGAACGAGTTCCGGGATGCCATTACCGAAATGATGGGCGTTGAAGGAACTGGCGCGGTACTCACAGTAAGAGACGAGAACGTAGGTATTACAGAGAAGCCCTTTATCCGGGTGGATCAAATTGGTACGCCTATTGATTCTGACCTGTATAAATCGTATTGCGAACCATTGCGGAAAGACATTGCAATTTCTTGCTTCACTATTCCGATCCCGCTTATTGATTCATCATTGATCAGCTTTTCGAACGCGTCGGGCGAAGTGGTTAAGGAGATGCAGCGTGTATACCGCCGTTCATTGTCACGTGTCCGTGATAAGATTTCTAGAGACCTGGCATATATATTCGATTTAGACCCGGAACTAACTAAAATTAAAAACGATTTGGAAGGCGATGCGGCTACACCCGCCGACCAAGTAATAACAGATTGATATGGCATACCCGATCCAATTACTACGAGATTTGTTTACGATCGCAAAGGACGTTAAAGATAGCGACATCGAAAAAGCTTTTTATGAAGCCGATATGCTTGACATGTCGCCGCAACTTCACCGATCGTATGAAGAGATACCGCCGGAGTACTTAGTTGACACCCCGGCGCGTACAGGTGCTAATAAAGTATTGTGCTACTATGCCTTTGCGCGCTACTTGCAGACAAGCGAGCAGCAAAGCACGGCGAGCGGCCTAAAAATACAAAACTATAATGGCAGCTACGTTCTAGCCGATGATAACAAAGCGAGACGGTCTGAAGCCGAACGCGGCAAGGCTGATTTATTTATAGTCCCGTTAATCAAGGCGTTTAAAGACGCTAAACTGATTGAGGAGGAATGTTCACACAGGGTACAATCACGGATATGTTTAATAAAATAATGGATGGGGTTTTTGATACGGCGCGTGTCGCGTCTCTAGCTTTCCTGCTAACCGTTACTAATGATGTGATGACTTTCTTCGTCCTGATAATCTTATTTGGCACATTAAATTTTATAGCGGGACTTATTGCAGGTTTAAAGGCTGGTGAAAAATATAGCCACAAAAAGGCTTTC